TCTACAGCACAAATAATAGAATTAGAAACTCTAGAACAATGTGCAGAATTTCAAGACCAAATTCCAATGAAAGAATTTGGAGATATTCTTGTAGCATTATCAACAGAATATAACGATGCCCTTCTAATAGTTGAATACACCGGAATTGGCGCTGCAGTTTTACAACAAATCATAGATAGAGAATATAAAAACACATTTTATAGTAGTTTGGACCTTCAAATAGTGGAAGTTCATAGACAGCTTACAAGTAAATATAACGCAGAAGAAAGAAAATTAAAACCTGGGTTTTCTACCACCATAAAAACTAGACCTATTATCATATCAAAACTAGAAGCATATTTTAGAGAAAAGGCTGTTATTGTTCATTCTATTAGATTGATTAATGAGTTAAAGACATTCATTTTTGCGGATAATGGAAAGCCAGAAGCCGCTGAGAATTATAATGACGATTTGGTTATGGCTTTTGCTATAGGAATATGGGTAAGAGATACAGCTTTAAGGCTTCGTAGTGAGGGTATTCTTTTAACTAAATCAATGTTAGATAAAATTCACATTACCAAAAGTGAAGACAAAACACCTATTTATAGAGCCAGAGTTCAACAGACTGGTAGAGACCAGTGGCAAATGAAACTGGGTAAGAACGCCGGTGATACTGAAGATTTAACGTGGCTCTTGCGTTGAAAATTTAACATGGTTATAGATTTTATTATACTATGTATATCTATATGAAATATTATGTATATGAACTTATAAATTCGCTGGACAATAAACCATTTTATATAGGAAAAGGTACTAAAAATAGAATGTATGTTCATGAATATAGAGCAAAAAAAGATAAACTATGTGTAAATGAAACCAGAAAGTTAAGAAATAAAATTCGTTCTATATGGAAAAAAGGAGGGAAAATTTGTTATAACCAAATTTTTTTCTCAGATAATAATGATGAAGTATTTAAGAAAGAAATAGAAAGAATTAAAGAAGTTGGGTTGGATAATCTATGTAATATTTTCATTTCGCCGCCATCTCCAGAAGAAGTTTATAAACTTAGGTCTAAAAGAATGATGGGACACATAACATCAGAAATAACAAAACAAAAGATTAGTCAATCTCTTACAGGACATTCGGTTAGTGAAGAAACCAAACAAAAAATAAGTAATACAAAAAAGGGTAAAAAACGTCCGTGCTCGGACCTTCAAAGAAAAAGAATTATAGAAGCTCGTACTCCTGATGGTGGATGGAAAGATTTAATGTCTCCATATGGAGAAAAGGTGTCGGTATATTCCATTTCCGATATTTGTAGAAAATACGGACTAAATCCCTCAGCTATAACCGAACTGTATCAGGGGAAACATAGTCATCACCACGGGTGGAAAGTCGCTTCTTAATAAAATTGAGTATATTTATAATATATGAATGTAAAAGCATTAAAGATATTAATACGAGAATGTATTAAAGAGATAGCTGATGAAGATAATATCATTCGCGGCGTTGATTTTAGACAGGGAACACATAATACACCATCAAAACCCACCACACACGATAAAAGATATGAAATGTGGTATGGAATAGGTGCTAATGCAGCCGTTGAAGGTGTTGGTAGAGACGAAAATCCATGTAATAATTTAAAAGATCTTAAAACATGGGATGATGGATGGAATGTATCACATAATCTCGATGTTTAAGTATAGAAAACACACAAACACACACAAAAACAAAGGAAAATATATGCCCGACTCTCCAATAAGGCCAGCAGTAAATGTAAATGACGAAGAAATTGACGTAAAGCAAAAATCGTTGTTTGCTCGTTTGAAGAAGCTATTTTCTTCAGGCGTAGTAGTTCGTAATGTCGGCGGTAAGAAACTCAAAGTTAAAGATACCGGCGATTTAATGTATGCTACGGATAGGAATAGTCTCCGTGATAGATTCAATAGAGTTCGTTCTACAGGTTATAACGCATACACAAGAGATTTTTCACTTGCTTATCAAGCAGCTCGTATCGACCTATTTAGGGATTATGATTGTATAGGACCTGATACGGTTATTCCATTACCAGACGGAACCTATCCTACAATAAAAGAATTGACTGAAAAGTATGATGGATATCCTCGCAAAAAGTTTTATGTATATTCTTATGACCATGAAACTAACTCTATAAAACTAGGAAAGGCTTACCACCCACGTAAAAAAGGTCATAGATTAGAAGGATGGAAAGTTATTTTTGAAAATGGTCAGTATGTTGTTGGTAGTGAAAAACATCCATTTTTGATGAGAAATGGTGAATATAAAGTAATAAAAGACCTCAAAGTTGGTGAATCCGTTATGCCTTTTTATCAGAAAGATTTTTATGATAAAGGATACAAACATTTGTATAACTTTTCTAAAGGATGGCAGCCCGAACATAATATAGTTGCTGAACAATTTTACAGACCTTTATTGAATGAAGAAGTAGTTCATCATAAAAATTTTCAACCGGATTATAACTTGCCGGAAAATCTACAAATAATGAATGATGCCGACCATAGAGCATATCATATGAAACTCAACAATGAGGTAATATGGTCCCCAGAAAATAAACAAAAAACTATTGATAAAGTTCAGTCGTCGGAAGGATATAAAAATAGAAGGTGTCATAAATGGTGTGGTGAAAGAAAAGGAAAAAACAATCCTTTTTATGGGAAAAAACATACTAAAAAATCAAATGATTTAAGAAGTGAAACTCTTAAAACCATTTTTGTAAATAGAAATCAAAAAAGAGAAAATAATCCCAATTTTAAAGAGGACATAACTATTGATATTCTTAAAAATGCTGCTCAAGATTTTTATAAGAAATATGGAAAACTCACTCTTTGGGATTTTCTTGATTATGTAGATTGTGATTATTCTACCTTAACTAATAGATTAAAATGGAATAACATTTCTTGGGATGCATTTAAAAACTACACTATATCTACTTTAAATCATAAAATAAAATCCATAGAGTTTATCGGTGAAATGGATGTTTATGACCTCACAGTAGAAAAATATCACAACTTTGCCACCGATAGTTGTTTCGTCCGAAATACAATGGATATGGACCCCATATTGGCGTCTGCTCTTGATATTTACGCTGATGAATCTTTAACTCTAAATGAGTTGGGTAAGATATTAGTGGTTCATGCTGAAGATGATAACATCAAAGGTATTCTTACCAATCTATTCTATGATGTTCTAAACATTGAACATAATCTATGGTCTTGGACCAGAAACCTATGTAAATACGGCGATTTTTATATGCGGTTGTATATATCGCCTGAATATGGAGTATATCAGATTGAACCTATTTCAGCGTATAACGTTGAACGTCTTGAGAATACAGACCCATTAAACAAGAACTATGTTAAGTTCCAAATCCGTCCTACCGACACATCACAGGTAGAAACACTTGAATTCTTTGAGTGTGCTCACTTTAGATTACTTTCAGATTCTAATTTCCTTCCTTATGGTAAATCCATGATTGAGGGTGCGAGACGTGTTTGGAAACAATTATCATTGCTTGAAGATGCTATGTTAATCAGTCGTATCATGAGGGCGCCTGAAAGACGTATTTTTAAGATAGATGTTGGTAATATTCCACCACAAGACGTAGATAGTTTTATGGAAAAAATGATTTCTAAAATCAAGAAGATTCCATATCTTGACCCTCAAACAGGTGATTATAATCTTCGTTTCAATCTTCAAAACATGGTAGAAGATTATTATTTGCCCGTTCGTGGTAGTGATAGTGGAACATCCATTGAAACTCTTTCAGGTATTGAGTTTACGGGTATTGACGATATTGAGTATATTCGTAATAAAATGATGGCTGCTTTGAAGATTCCAAAGGCTTTCTTATCTTATGAAGAAGAACTTTCCGGAAAAGCTACTCTAGCAGCAGAAGATGTTAGGTTTGCCAGAACCATTCAACGTCTTCAGAGAATCATCGTATCAGAACTTGAAAAGATAGCTATTGTTCACTTATATGCACAAGGATATCGTGATGAAAGTTTGGTAAATTTCAAACTTGAGTTAACAAACTCATCAACCATTTTCGAAAAAGAAAAGATTGAAATTTGGTCTAATAAGACCGAATTGGCAAGAGAAATGATGGAAAATAAAATATTTTCTAAATCTTGGATTTATAAAAATGTATTCAATCTATCGAAAGATGATTCAGATGAATTGTTGGAACAGATTGTTGAAGATTCCAAACAAATGTGGAGATTCAAGTCCATTGAAGAAGAAGGAAATGACCCTGCTAAGCCGTTTCAAAAGATTAACCCTAATGCTGAGGGCGGTGCTGGTGGTGGAGGTCTTGGCGGCGATATGGGCGGCGGGGGTGGTTTACCTGATTTAGGTG